ACTTTCTGCTGCCAGGGAAGGAGAGAAATGTTTAAAGAAGTCATCTAAATACGTTCTTCCACCAAGCTTTAATTGATGGCTTGAGCACGGCATCTTCTTTAAACTGTGTTTCAAAAGGAGGCAAGTCCTTTGCATCTAGCCTATCACTTCTTTCTGGACGCACAGCACGATAGGCTTCTACAAGCCTTGGATTATCGTTAAACAAATGTTCCAATAACACTGGGTCTTGCGTGACATCAATGTTATTAACTGTTTCAAAAGCATTTAAGTCAACAAGCAATTCTTCTAAGTCTCGTTCTTTTCCAGCAATTCTATTGTCTTTTGTTAGTTGAGGAAAAAGCTCTTTAAAACGATCTTGAACGAATTTATTATCAAAATTGTCTTTAAAAGATCTTAGCCATACACTAGGATTAGGAACACCTGTATCTTTTAATGCTTTGAACATAAAAGTAGGAAGAGCATCACCTGGAACTTTATATCTTTCTCCCGCTCTCCAACTCATCATGTGTCCAAACTCATGTGGAAATACCATTGGATTAGAAAGCATATTAGGAGCAGAAAATAAACTGTTAGGAAATCTTGAAGTAAAGTAAGCATTGTCTTGCATACTTTTATCTATTTCCAGTTTAAGTTTAGGATTGTAAGCCGACATCATTCCAATGTACGGACTTGTTGCTTTATCAGCCATACATATCTCCCATCAATGGGTTGTCCATCCATGACTCATCTAATTCAGCCTTGCTCTTTGGCGCAATCTTTGTTCTGATAAATTCTTTAAGCTTCTGATTGTCAGGATGCTCAACAGAATACATACCCTGTTTAATACGGGTATTATAATCACGAGCAGCAGGACCAGCTCCATTCCACAGTTCAAAGAAATCTCTATTCAACCGCTTAGAGGTATTTCCTCTATCCAACACAGCAGCAGCAAAGCCAGCAGAATAGCGATCATATCCCATCTCTTCTAGCTTCTTAACCAACTCTTGTTGTTGTTTATTATTCGTGTCCCATTGATTGTAGCCAAAATTGCTGCGACCCTCTTCAAGAGCTAAACGAGTAAACTGCTCAGGAGAAATGTTTGGCATCGATGGATTAATTTCTTTAGCGTCTCTATAAGCGCTTAACAAATTACCCATAGTTCTTGTATCGAAAGGATAGCCAAGAGTTTCCATCCTATCTTTACGACCATATCTACCCATCACATCTGGCCTACGTCCCCATAACACATTGGCAGAAGGAACGGCTTGAACATCAGGCTGTCCCCACCAAGAGCTTTGCCAATCTTGTCCAGCCAACTTAGGATTGGCTTTCTGATAACCTAACACAAAATCAATGTGACTCTGCGGAGCAGTACCAGGAGGATAGTAGGTTCCTCTAACATTGACAAAATCAGACATCTATAATATCCTCTTCGCCCTCAATGAGCGTGTTAGTTCCGTCTACCCCAGTGATGGTGATGGACACAGCAGCCCTACCACCTCCAGCCTTGTCCTTGTCGAAATAGCTCAAGGGCAACATCCTGTCCATAATGAGCTTCCATGCCGCTGCCTGGTTCTTGTGCTCATCGTCCAGGGCAGCATTGTAGATGGCATCCAACACCTTCTCACTTCTTGGACTAGCCAACATCCTAGCCCTGTATTCGTTGATGATGGCTGTCTCACCCTTGGGTCGCCCAACAGCTCCCTTGTTCTTCTTGGCAACAACATCAGCCTTACGTGGTCTGCCTCTTTTCTTTTTTTCAACAACAACAACATCAGACATGTTCAGTCCTTAAGTTTGGCAGACAAAGCTCTGCTCTTAAAGTTACTAACTAGTAACATACTAAGTAATATATTATAATAATTATTTCTTAATATGTTACTTATATGTCTACATTATAGCATACTTTTATGCATTTGTCAAGTGTTATTTGTTGAGCCATCCAGGCAGAATTGCTAACATGCACTATAGTGCATACATGTCTCCTTTTATGCAATCCAGTGCAGATTCCTCTTTTCCTTTTATTTTCAATACTTTACATTCTTTTACATAACTTTACTTTTCTTTAATTAACAGGGGTCTAAATTGTCACTTTTTTGTATCTGGGAGGGTTCCGCTATATGTTGACTAAAGTGTTCCCCTCCCCCGGGGGTGTAAACTTTTGGGTTACAGAAGAGGACTCAATTGGAAACTCAAGGGTTACATGTCTGGATGTGAATACTAAGGTAGTACCCTCATAGTCCTTCTGCAAACCCAGGTACTACACTGTACACCATCTTGAAAACAAAGGTACTAACCCCACAATATGGGATACGGTTCTGGAAACAAAAGTACACACACGTGCCGTGTCTTGAAAACAGAGGTTCTAAGGGAAAACACCTATGTTCCCTGGTGGCACAAGGCCAGGAATGTCCTATAATGCAGGCATGCATCGAGAAATGGTGCATCCGCGCTAGTCGGTAACTAGCAAGTAACCAGGGAGAAAACACATGAAAACACCCCGCGCCATAGGCGCACAATTCGCGCAAACCCAAGCCAATGCGGACGGGAAACTGATGAAGCAACTACAGGCAATCGTCAGCGAGTACACGGTAGACCAAGTGGCAGAGTTCACCGAGTGCCTAGAGGGATACGGCGAACAGGCAAAACAGGCATTCAATGCCAACACTGCCAAGGTTCGCAAGAGTGAATTCAAAACGGTACTTGACCAAGCTATCGACCACGAAAAGCGCACCCAACTGTTCAACATCCTGCCCAACTACCAATCGGTTCAAGCCCTGGTGAAAGACCTTCGTGCCTTGAACAACGGTAAGGCCACGGTGAACGAGGAAGGGAAGGTAGAAAAGATCAAGACCGAGAAAACAGAATCGGACGAAGCAAACGAGGTTAACGAAACGCTCACGCTGGATGAAAAGACAAACCCTGGCGATGTAATCGATATTCTTGAGGGCATCATGCAATGGGCGCATGGCAAGGGCTACGCAAAGGCCAGCGACTTGCTACTCCAAGCGATGAGCGCCATCGGGACGAAAGAGTGAGAGAGTGCCCCGATAGGGGCTTGACATGGGTCAGGCCTCTGTCTGATGCACTCTCGCATCGATTCACATAGGAAAACGTCATGAAAATTTTCTCACGCATTCAAGAGTTTTTTGTTGCCCGTAAATTTGTTGCCCACCATGGCAATAGGTTTTTGACCGTTTACGACAATTTCGGAAAGCGCCACAATGGACAAATCATTCACAATGGTTTGCTCAAGGTGGTTGTCCGAAAGCCCCATGGGGAAATTGTTAAGGTGTCGCATATCAATGTTGTTCGTGTCCATCGTGACAAGCACCGTTGCCTTGTTCAAGAGAAAATTGCTGTTCACATCTAAGATAGTGAAGGCCAATGGGCATGCTATAATGTGCCCATTGACAAGCACTAACCACGGAGGAAAACATGCTTGACTTTATCCTTGATGTTGTTTTTGCCCTTGCTTGCATGGGTTGTTTCATGATGATTGGCGTACTACTCGCATGGAGGGGATGACGTGGCCTACACTCTGAAAAAATCACTCAATGGTTTGTCTTATGATGAAATCAGAAACATCTATGACAACAATCCCAATTTGACCCTGAAAGAATTGTCCAATTTGACAGGGTATGCAATACCGTTTTTGAAAATCATTTTGCAACAGGATAAAAAATGAAAACCGTTCACATCAGCACCATGTCTGGAAAGCTCCAGGGTTTACGTGCCATCAGCACCAACACGTTGACAAACGAATATTGCATCAAGCAAAATAGTTGCGGCAATGAGGATAATATTTGCACCAAGTGTTATTCCCATTCCATGTTGTCAACATTCCGCAAGAATACAGCACCCGCTCTCCAGCGCAACAGCGATTTGTTGTCCTCTGCGTTGTTGGAGGACAGGCAAATCCCATTCATTAATGATGCCTTCCATAGGTTTAGTGCCCATGGTGAGTTGATTAATGACACCCACCTTGCAAACCTATGCAAGATTGCAGAATTCAACCCGTTCACCAAGTTTAGCCTTTGGACTAAGCGCAATGACATTGTGCAAAAGTATTTTGCAGAGCACAAAAAGCCTGACAACCTGACGTTACTGTATAGTAACCCCAAGATTGGTACAATTTTGTGTACCCCACCCAAGCATTTTGACAAGACATTTAATAATGTCAACAAATATGATTTTGTTCATCAGCAAAATTGCACGGGTCAAAAGTGTGTAACATGTTTGCTGTGCTACAATAGCCCAGTGACAACAATTGTGGAGGCAGTGAAATGACATTGACAGGCCCTCAAATTGAGGTTTACCGTATCCTAACCCTGAGACAGGGGTTCAAGCTTGAGATGAAAGGCTTGAAGAAAAGCGGCAAGAGCTGTTACAAGCTTTTGAAAGAGGCAGGGTTCACTGGTTCCAAGCAACAAGTGATGGAACAAGTGGACGCATTCCACCAACGGTTTTTGGAGGTGCTTTATGAGGAGGAAGTGAAATGAACAGTTTCTTTCTACCAATTGGAGTCCTTGATTTTGAGGAAGAAATCCCTGAAGATGTTGAATATTACATAGAGATTGAATGGGAGGAAGATGATGAGGGCAACATAGGTTGGTTTGCTACCCTGTTCGTAGACGATAAAAAACAAAAAAACATCACAAACGATTTGTCTGAAAAAGATAGTAGTATAGTTTTGAAAAGTATGTGGGAATACATAGAGGATTGTAGTGACCCAGGCCCCTATTCGATCTGACCATAGGTCATAAGGGGTAGATAGCCAAACCCTGTTTTAGGGGGTGTTTTTAGCCAGATTTTTGGAGAAATTTCAATGAACCAGATATACATCATGGGTGAGCTAGCTTTTGAATACTCTTTGCCAGAGGTTCCGTATGAAATTGTCGTAGATTGGGAGCCAGATGCAGACGGAATCGAATGGAGTTGTACCCTACACATGAATGGGAAACAGCACGACATCACGTATGAGTTGAACAACAGCGACTATTTTTATATTGATGACAAGGTTAAAATGGAGGCAGAAGACGATGGCTTATAATGTCCACACAATGGAAACCAGCAGGTATGTTTTGAACATTCGCTGGGTTGAAGGGTTGGAAGAGTATGTTGCTACAATCAGGCGCATCAGCGACAATGCCAAGATGTTTGAGGCAGGGTATGAGGCAATCGATGATGCTGTTTATGAGGGAGAGCAAACGCTTTTGTCCTATGAATACAACAGAGGAGGATGGTGATGACAGCAGAACAGCTTTACCTAAAGCTTTGTGAAATGGGTGCTGAGTTTGAGATTGTTGAAATCTTTGAAGGCACTCGTATTTATCGTTTTGAAGTGGAGGAAGACAATGAAGATTGTTTTACCGAAGAAGAAAATTGAGCCTGTCAAACCGACATGGCCTTTCCCTACTAAACCACCAGAGCCTGAGCGTGTACACGTACCGCCCAAGCCCAACCCAAAAAACTATGAGGACAGCTTGCTATGAAAGTGTTTGTTTATTACAACCTACGCAGGAAGAAACTCAGTGTGAAAGCACTAGAGGGTGAGCGCAAGGGCAAAGTGATTTTACACATGGAAATCATCAACCTTAAAGACGTTTCATTCAAAGTGTCTCAAGCAGGTAGACAACGTGTGTTGCGAGAGAAGCGCAAGAACGTACACGCTGGTGTCGTTGGTACATTCGCAAAGTTTGATGAAATGCCCAAGGTGCCCAGGCGTGTGCGCTACAATCCATATCTCAATGAGACATTCGTTGACATGGAAGGAACACCAGTGTACAATGCTGCTTTTGCAACAGTGACAGCCTTTAACAAACAACCCGCAATCTTTATCGAAGGAGAAAATCATGGGTCTTGATATGTATTTGTCAGGGTATAAATATCTCTGGCGTGATGATGACACACGCAAGAAAGTTAAGAAGCAACTCAAATCCTCATACGATCCCAAGTATGTGGTTCTTGAGTTGATGTACTGGCGCAAGGCAAACGCCATTCACAAGTGGTTTGTTGACAATGTGCAAGAAGGAGAAGACGATTGCAAGGAACACCTTGTTTCAATCGATGACCTCAAACAGTTGCTATCTGTCGTTAACTCCGTTCTTCAGGACACATCTTTGGCAGAACAATTGTTGCCTCCAGTTGGCGGTTTCTTCTTTGGCAGCACATCAGTTGATGAGTGGTACTGGAAAGACCTGGAGAATACAAGGGACAGACTCAATGAATTGCTCTCTTCTCCTGACATTGAAGAGCTTGACATCTACTATCAGTCTTCATGGTGATGAGCGATAGAGCCTTCTACTTCTTGATTGTCTTGTTGTATGTCGGCTACATGCTTCACCTATGTAGTTGACATACTTGTTAAACCGTTGTATAATTACTTATAAGATGTTTTATAATAATTATACTTTTATAAGGATACTTATGCGTTGCTATTGTTGTAATGCTGAACTGTCAGACTTTGAAGCTACTCGAAAGAGCATTGTCAGTGGTGACTACCTTGACATGTGCAATGAGTGTTTCCATACAATTTCAGATGATGTTGATTCTGTTGAACGTGAAGACTTGAAACACAACGAGGATGATGGATATGAAGATCATGAAAGTTGATGAGTTTGAAATGTCTCTTTCATTTCTGTTGATGGATGTTAGAGAAATGATTGACTCAATTGGTTTCCCTGCTTTCCTTGAGAAGCTAAAGCCATCAACACAAAACCTGTCAGAGGAAGACAGACAGAGGATGATTAAGATGTTGGAGGAATGGAAGCTGTGAGCTTTGTCAAAACCCACCAGCCATGCACATCATGTGACAGCAGTGATGGCATGTCAATCAACGAGGATGGAAGCACCTACTGTTTCGTCTGCCAAACATTTACCAAATCGGAGGAGAACACAGCAGTGGCTACCACCCCCTTAACCACCCCACAAAAGCCCCATACAGAGCCTTCTAGACCCCTTGCTGAGGCTTTCACAACCCTTCCCACCCCTGCCATTGGCAGTAGACGCATTGCTCGTGCAACAGTTGAGCGGTATGGGGTGGTGAGTGACAACAGTCATGTCTGGTTTCCCTACCATGACAACGAAGGGATGCTGGTTGCAGCAAAGAAGCGAAGCATCAAGGAGAAAGCTTTCTCTGTTGAGGGTGAGTGGAAGGAAGCCACGTTGTTTGGTCAGCACCTGTTCCCCAAGGGTGGCAAGTACGTCACCGTTGTGGAGGGTGAGTATGATGCGCTTGCTGCTTTCCAAATGCTTGGCTCTAAATATCCTGTCGTGTCCATCCGCAATGGTGCTGGTGGTGCGGGTAAGGATGCACAGAAAAACTACGAGTGGCTCAACAGCTTTGACAACATCGTTGTCTGCTTTGACAATGACGAGCCTGGGCAACAGGCAACGAATGCCTTCTGCTCTGTCTTCTCCAGCAAGGTGAAGGTGTTCAAGGGCAAGGCAGGGATGAAGGACGCATGCGATTGGTTACTGGCTAGTAACGAGCAGGAGTTCATTCAACGCTGGTGGAGTGCTGAACAGTATGTGCCTGACGGTATTGTCCAAGGTTCCACTCTGTGGGATACGGTGAGCAAACCCCTTGACAAAGCCTCCTGTGACTACCCATTCTCTGGCTTGAACAAGCTGACGTATGGCATTCGTAAGGGTGAGCTTGTCACTGTCACTGCTGGTAGTGGCTTGGGCAAGAGCCAATTCCTGCGTGAAATTATTTGGCATTTGCTTCACAAGACAGAGGACAACATTGGCTTGATGTTCCTTGAGGAAAGCACACGCAAGACAGGTTTGTCCCTCATGAGCCTAGCCGCTAACAAGCCTTTGCACTTGCCTGATGTTCCATGCACTGAGGAAGAGAAGCGTGAAGCGTTTGATAAAACACTTGGCACTGATCGCATCTACATGTTCGACCACTTTGGTAGCACCAACATTGAGAACATCGTTAAACGCACTGAACAGTTTGCCTCTGCCTTCAACTGTGGCTATGTGTTCCTTGACCACGTATCAATTGTTGTGTCCTCCCAGGACAATGGCGATGAACGCAAGGCACTTGACCGCATCATGACTGAGCTACGAACCGTTGTTCAGAAGACAGGCATCAGCCTCATCCTGGTGAGCCACCTCAAACGTCCTGAGACAAAGGGACATGAGGAGGGAGCAGCAACAAGCCTTGCCCAGCTACGTGGGTCAGGCGCAATTGCACAGCTCAGTGACATGGTGATTGGTCTTGAGCGTAATGGTCAGGCAGATGACGAGCGTGAACGCAACACCACCAAGGTGAGGGTGTTGAAGAACAGGTTCAGTGGTATCACTGGCCCTGCTTGCCACTTGCTTTATTCTCTAAACACTGGTAGAATGTTAGAGATAGAGGAGGAAAGTTTATGAACGATGAAGCAATGAAGAATGTCCAACGCCTTGGAGAAGAAATTCAGCCAGACTTTGCCTATTCAGCGGAGTACGATGCTTATTACTACATCGACACTGGAGAGTGGCTTGATCCGAAGTGTAGCGATATTAGTTGCCGTTTCTGTAATGTTCGTCCTGAAAACATGAAAGCAGAACGTGTCGCTAAAACAGAGAAAGAACGACATGACTAAAGACGAAGCATTG